TTATCTATTAGCAATCTCATATTACTGTACAGTATATTCGTTAATATTCTTTTTCAAAAACAATTGAGTAATCCAGTACGTTGCTCTAAAACTTTTGGGGATGTCTGGATTGTCTTGTTTCTTTGCAAACTTCGCAAAGTACTTTCTTTGCTTTTCTGTAATTTTAAACTTGATAGTATCCTTCTTATAATCAAACGACAAAAACCATGCCTCATCCATTTCAGGAAAAGACTTGCCGAGTCTATCGTATTGTGGCCTGGGTATTTCCAGAACATAATCTTTATTCATTATCGTTTTCCTTTATAGTTTAAAGTTGTTTTGATATCCTGAACGTACATAAGTCCCGACTTGTTATAGGCACAAGTAACACGGGACTTTTTTTCCTGGGTTTGTTTGTCTGCAACTTTATCACCACAATCTAGACAGTTCCTATATCCCAGATTTTTTCTTTCCATACTATAAGAGTTTCCACATGATATGCAAAGGGTCATTGAATCACCTCGTCAAAGTGTTATTGATAATTTGATAATCATAACTGGAAGGCAAACCATTTAAGATATGTTGAAGTTCATCTTCTTCATAGTCCTGCTCTAATAAAGAAATGCGTCTGGTGTTGATTAACTTCATAACTCTAAAAAGAGGTTTACCTGATTTAGTCTTATTCAGTTTTGATATTACAATTTTTGCTTTTCCACTCATCTTATTAACTCCCAATCAAAATTTTTATCGTGAAAGCGTTGAATCCAACGCCCGTTTTTAGGATTGTCAATCGACTGTAAGTTGATCCAATCCTTTCCCTCATCAAACAATACACTATCCTCAAAACTTAATACCTCAAACAAACAACCATCTCTATGGATAACTTGTTTGCCCTTTCCAGTTTTCGGATGTAATTTAATTGTATCACCTTCAAGGATTGTCATTTTTCTGCAAGCTCCTGTAATTCTTTGAAGGACATATTATTTACAATGTCCATAACGTCAGCAAGGGTCAGGATGTTGCCTCTGTAATCTTCCCAACTAATCCAACCCTTATGTTTGTTGCGTGGTTTAAAATTATGTACTTCTACAAACTTACGAACATAACCCATTTCAGACATTATGTTTAACATACTTCCTCCTGAGAATTTTAAATTTAGTTCCATCAAATCTCATTATCTTATCACTATGGAACGTACCTACAATAATTTCAGTTTTGTTTTTAACTTCGTTCCATCTAAAAATTTTAGTTTTGTTTTTCATAATTAACGTGGCCTGTAAGTTGGTTTTCGTGGTTTACCTTTTAACACTTGACCCTTCGGGTCTGGTAAACTATCATAACGTACAACCTTAACTGCTTTTCCATTCATAACAGTAGTATATTTTTTAATTGCTTTTGGTGTTCTGTTTCCATTATAGTATGCCATTATCAATCCTCCAATACTAGATTTTTAGATGCGTCAATAAATAATTCACGGGCCTGTTTTGCATTGGCACATTTCCAAGTTTCAAAAGGATTCGAGTGCAGACAATTTTTCCATTCTGCAAGAACCCAATTATCTTTTAACCAGAATTTATTGCCACTAGGCCTAACCATATACATTGAACAATTGTCAATGATGTTACGATAGAATTCTTCATTATCAAAAATATTTAAATTCTCTAAACTTTTTTCTGTTCTTGTGTCTATCATAATTTCTCCTATGCGTAAAATGGAAGATTGTTAATATCAATTTCTTTAATACTATCTAAACCTTTAGTAGGTGTTGCCAAGATAGTTTCCATTTGGAAAGGTGCGAATGTTACATGGCAGGGAACCCAATAATGTCGAGGGCCACCATTCATAATATTATATAAACCTTGCAACATTTTTTTTCGATTCTTAGAATAACCAGTATAAATTACATTTGCAATAAATGCTTCCGGGCTGTTTGGTTCTTTGGTGAGTTCACCATATAAATTTTTCAATAACATATTCATTATATATCCTTTATAAGCACATCATTAAAACGATTAATATTCCGAGTAAACTAAAAAGTAAAAGGTCTGTTAAAATTTCGATCATTTTGTTTTCCTTATTTCTCATTATCATGTACATATTATCTCATATTTTTCGGGAAAGGTCAAGAAAAAAACGACCCGGTAGGTCGTTTTCTTTGTAAGTCCTTTGTTTACAATCACTTAGAGGCCTCGAAATCTTGCATAACCATGCGATGTTCTGCTTCATTAATCAGCTTATTCATCATTTCGTCCTCCGAAATACCAGCATCCCAATCACGGTCACCTTTGGTTATTGCGACCCAACCCTTTTTCTGGGACTTTATGAATCTAATTTCGGTCTCGTTTTTCATCCTAACTCCTTTGTTTATAATCATTTACTTAATACTATACCAGTATAAGCAATTATGCTCCAGATGTCAAGAAAAAAACGACCCGGTAGGTCGATTCTTTATAACCCTTTATTTTACAATGACTTAAAAAGTATTATAAATATATACAAACTGCCAATTCCTAGAGAGTAAAATAGATGAAATCATTTAAAGAATACCTAGAAGAAAAAGCATCATATAAAATCTATGTCGATATGGATGGTGTGCTTGTAGATTTTTTAGCAGGCGTTATGAAAGAATTACGGATCAACCGAGAACCATATATAGATGAGATTGATACATTTTTATCCACAGCATATGGGAGTACTAAAAAGTTTTGGAGCACTTTGGGTTGGACATCAGATGGGAAAAAACTCTGGGATACTTTAAAGGATTTGAATACGGAAATTTTATCTGCCTGTCCAAATAAATGCACAGCTACTCCAAGTGTTGCTGCTGGAAAAAAGATATGGGTTAAAAGGAATTTGAAAATGTCAAAGGGTGTTAATATAACAACCCGAAGAGGTAAATTAAAATTTGTAGGACCTAAGCATATTCTCATTGATGATTATATGAAAAATGTTGAAGCATGGAAAGGTGCAGGTGGAATAGCCATACATCATAAAAATGCTTTGAATACTTTGAATCAATTGAAAAAGATTTTACTTGGTTAGGAGAATAAATAATGTTAAAGATGGTCAATGGAAAATGGGCAATCGTTTCTAAGACTAAAGGTAAACCATTAGCATATTATGATGGTGAAGGTAAACCTGATGAGGAATGGATTAAGAAGCAAGAAAAAAGAATACAGTATTTCAAAAACAAAAAGGAAGATCGTATGAAAACATATAAAGACTTTGTTGCAAGAAAAAATATAAATGAAGTATTCAATTTCAAGAGTGCAGTTAAGAATGGATTTCTAGATAAGAGTGATGAAAAATATGTTAAAGAGTTGAAGAAGAAAGGTTGGGATATTGATGAATTTAATATCACAAGTAAAGGATTTGAAATTACTGTAATTAATAAAAAGAAAGTTAAAAAAACATTTAGTGATAAACGACCTGAACTTGTTCTTAAAACTGCTGCTACTAAATCAAAAAAATAAATGCCAAACGCTTTTATATATGATATGGATGGAGAAAAAACTTTGTTACCAAAGGGAAAACTAACTGAGCATTTTTCTAGGAAAGAATTTGATTGCCAATGCGGTTGTGGTACTGGTAAGATTAATCCTATCTTAGTTCAGAGATTAGAAGTTGCGAGGAGAGAGTATGGTCAACCGATGAGAATTAATAGTGGGTTGCGTTGCTTATCTCATAATAGAAAAATTGGAAGTAGAGATACATCATCACACATCAAAGGACTTGCAGCCGATATAGGTTGTGTTGGTATGGATGATAGACATAAACTATTAACCATACTGTTAAAGTTTTTTAAAAGAGTGGGAGTCAATAAAAACTTTATTCATGTCGATGTTGATTCAGATAAACCAAATGGTGCTTTTGTATATTAATGAATTTAAGTAAAGCAATAAACAGATGGAGAGAATCACCAACATACAAACAACAAGGTTCAATACATTGGTTTGTATGGTTGATTGAAAATCCAAAAAGTCCTGTTAGTTTAACTGGTGCTGTTGACTTATATAACCATGACATTATTCATCTCTTATTAGATAGAGGCATGGATGTTAGAGATGAAGCAATGGTGATTGGTTTCACGATGGGCAATAGTATGAAAACCAGTTCCTGGGTAAGATGGTTGTTTGAATTTGTTGCACATCATTTATACCCAACAGGATACAAATTTGATGAAATTGATTTGCTGGAGTTTGAAAGAGGATTTGCATATGGATATACAAGACCTAAACGAAACATTCACTCAGCATCTTTTGATTTAGACGAAGATATTAAAGATATTAGAAAAAAATGGGGGATTGAAGTTATAAATATTCAGAGGATTTAATAATGACCAAAGGACAACAGAATACAAGGAAAAGCAATAGGATAAAGAAAGTCACATCCATTGGAGCTAATGCAACAAGGAGTGTACCAAAGAACAAACATAAGAGAAGATGTTGGAAACGATATAGAGGACAAGGTAGATAGAAATTGAAACACACTACATAGAAATAGTAACATAAAAAAAATACCAATACAAGGAAAAAGATTAAACAATGGCAACTATTTTTTCAAAAGGTTTAAGCACGAATACTCGCAGATGGAGTGACCTTGATCTAGACTTTACAGCTCATCCTGTTACCAAAGATATAGTAACGAAGAATGATGTTGAAGCAGTTAAGAGGTCAATAAGGAATCTGATTCTTACCAATCGTTATGAACGTCCTTTTCAGCCAGAACTAGATGGTGGGGTTACAAGACATTTGTTTGAACTTTCAACACCGCATACTAAATATGATGTTGAGAGTGCAGTTAGAACTGCCATCTCAAATTTTGAAACCCGAGCAGAAGTTTTAGATATTGTTGTGGGTGGTAATTTAGATAGAAATGGTTTTGATGTGACGATTAATTTTAGAGTTATAAATGACCCGGAACCAGTAACCATAGAATTATTTTTAGAGAGGCTTAGATAATGCCAACATCCGACAAATTAGCAATCACCGATTTAGAGTTTGATACTATTAAGTCGAACTTAAAAACATTTCTCAAGGCACAATCACAGTTTCAAGATTATGATTTTGAAGGTAGTGGCATGTCTGTTCTAATTGACCTTCTTGCATACAATACTCATTACATTGGTTATTATGCAAATATGCTTGGTAATGAAATGTTTTTGGATTCTTCATCTTTAAGAGAATCAATCATATCCCATGCAAAACATCTTAATGTCATGCCTACTTCTAGGACAGCAGCAAAGGCAAAATTAAATTTTACTTTTAGACCTTCTGGCACTCCTACCACTTTAACGATTGCAAAAGGTACCCAATTCACTTCAACTATAAATGGTGTTGCATATACTTTTGTGACTAACGCTGCAACCTCAGTTCCAAGGTCAACTACGGGAACATATGTTTCTCTTGCTGTAGAAGTTACTGAAGGAAAAATTTTAAATAAAGCATATACAGTAGTGGATGATAGTGCTCAACGATTTATTATTCCAAATGTAAATGTAGATACGTCAACTATTACAGTTAAAGTTCAAAAGGCTTCTGGTGATTCAGAAGTGTTTACATATACAAACGGTGATGCCGTTGATGTAACTACGATCAAGGGAACTGATAGAGTTTATTTTTTACAAGAAATAGAAGATCAAAAATATGAGATTACATTTGGTGATGGTACAGTAGGCAAACAACTATCAACTGGCAATATTGTTTTTATTGAATACATTGTTAGTAATGGTACACTTGCTAATAAAGCATCTTCTTTTACACCAGTAGCAACTGTTGCAGACTTGAGTATTGGTTCTGGTACACCAGGTTTTGATTTGACTACTAATACAAATGCAACAGGTGGTGCTGATCTACAAACTGCTAGTTCTATACAATTTCAAGCACCTAAACTTTACCAAGCACAGAAAAGAGCAACAACTAAAAATGATTACAAGGCAATTATATTGGAAGAAAGATCAGATGTAGAATCTATTACAGTCTATGGTGGTGAGGATGCAGATCCTGTTCAATATGGAAAAGTTTTTATTGCACTTAAACCAATTGGCAACAATACTTTTAGTATTAATGCAAAGGCCTCCATTAAAAATGATATATTGAAAAAAGTAAATGTTGTAACAGTTATTCCTGAAATCGTTGACCCTGTTTTTTATTATCTCATTGTTGAAAGTACAGTTAATTATGATCCTGTTACAAACTTAACAAACGAAGCTACTTTGAAAACAAATATCAATACTGCTATAACCAATTACATTACAAATAATTTAAAAAAGTTTGACCAGAAATTTCGTTATTCAAAACTAGTTCAGGACATTGATAATACATCCGATGCTATTAGAAATAATAAAACTACTATTAAGTATCAACAAAGAATGACTCCTGTGACATTGAATCTGGCAGCAAATTACACTTTGAATTTTAGTAACGCATTAGAAAAAAGTACTGTTAGTTCAACATCGTTTGTTGGTACTGATGGCAATACATATTCTTTGGTTGATGATTCCTTAGGAAAAATTAAAGCAGCAAGAACTACTAGTGGTGTCGTTGACAGTCCAAAATTATATTTGATACAGACGGATGGTTCAACCGATCAAGGTACAATTGATTATACAACTGGAAAGGTTGTATTAACTAATTTACATCCTGTAACAATTTCTGATGGTACTGGTGACATAAGATTTAATGTTACACCTGATATTAATAATAGTGACATCACTCCTTTAAGAGAACAAATTTTAACATACGATTCAACAGATGCAACATCAATTACTATTAACATGGTAGCAGAGACAATAATCTAATATGGGAACTGTAAATCCAAATCAACCAATACATCCTGCATTACATGATAGGATAAGTGTAAAGGTAGAAGGTCAACTTCCACAATTTGTGAAACAAGACCATGAGACCTTTGTTGCTTTTCTTGAAGCCTATTATGAATACATGGAACAAAATGGCAAGCCTTTTGAGATAGTAGGTAACTTAGATAATTATGCTAACCTAGATAAGACTACTAATGATTTTTTAAATTATTTTAAAAAACAATTTGCTGAAGATATACCAGAAGCAGTATTTGCAAATGCTAACAAACCATTTGTTCTAAAACATCTAAGAGATTTTTATCGTTCCAAAGGTAGTGAAAAATCTTTTCAGTTTCTTTTCAGATTGTTGTATAAAGAAGAAATATCATTTTATTTTCCCGGAGCAGATATGCTTCGTACTTCCGATGGAACTTATGGACGGAGTGAAGTTATAAGAGTTATTGATGGCAGTTGTTGTAATAGTGTATTTGATCTTTCTGGAACAGTTATTACTGGGTCAATTTCTAAAACGACGGCACTTGTCGAATCCATAATAAATGAAAGTATTGGAAGTTTTGTTGTGTCAACTATTTTTCTTTCTAACGTGGTAGGAGATTTTCAAGCAGGTGAAACTATCACAGACGAAACTTATATTTACACTTTGCAAAATATGATTACTGGAACAACTATAACCAAAGCTGGTTCTGGTTATACTCTTGATTCGGTAGTTCCTATAGTTGGTGGTGGTCCTGGTGTTGGTGGGTCAATTAGAATTAAAGAATTATCAAGTGGTTCTATTAAGAATACAACTATTGTTAGTGGTGGAACTGGTTATGTCGTTGGAGATAAATTGACATTAGACAATACTGGTAAATTAGAAATAGATGGAAGAACGGCAAGTATACTTGTAAATAATGTTGACTCAAATGGAACGATTACAAGTTTGGAAATTGAAAATGCTGGAAGTGGTTATACAACCGTACCAACTGTATCGGGTGGAGGAACTGGTACAGGTGCATCAATAACTTTACCAACAACAGGTACGACAATTGGTGGTCTTAAAAGTTTAGATATTGCAAGACATGGTTTTGCATATGATCCTGCACCGACTTTAAATTTAACAGGTTTGGGTGATGGTACGGCAACTGCAACTGTCACGGTTGGTGTTTATGAAAATGAATTTATGGGAAGAAGTTTTTTGACTTCAAAAGGATTTTTAAGTTCCGACAAATATATCCAAGACAGTTTTTATTATCAATTATTTTCTTATGAAATTTCTTCAGGACATACAATTGATAAATGGAGAGACATTGTTAAAAGAGTTGTTCATCCTGTAGGTTTAGGATTGTTTGGTAAGTTTCAGATTGTTTCAAATATTAATATGGATTTGAAAATTACTGATTTTGCTCCTTCTGCATTAGCCCCAAAAGAGTATTCCATTATATTCCATGATGGCACAGTTGTACCGGCATTCACTTTGACCATGAAAATTACTACTTGTGACGAATTTCAAAATATTAGAATAGATAATCCGGGTGAAGATTATAATTTAAATAATAATAATTTTGCAGTAGCAGATAGGACAGCAGAAAATTTTGGTTTAATTACTGATACTATTGACCCGTTACTTTCAGAGGATTACCAATTCATTTCACAGGCAACATTTTATATTGCTGCTACCAAATGTCAAATTTATGAAAAAGATTTGGGTCTTGAACTACTAAGAACTTCTGGAGGTTGGGATGATTATTTATTGACGGTTACAACTCCAACAAGATATGGTGATGATGGTCTGGTCACAGAAGCAGGAACTGAAACAATAGATTTTGGTAATGTATTGGATGATATTCTTGCTGCTACTCAACTAAGATTAGGACCTATTCGTAGAACTTTTGAAAGACAAAAGTTTCGTCAACAAGGTGGATTTAGTCAGCAATTGTCCCAGTCGGCAACAATTGATGCAGTAGTTGTTTACGATCAAGGAAGTGGTTATACTAGTGTTCCTACTGTAACAATTTCTGCGCCAACTTCAGGAACAACAGCAACAGCGACTGCTACGGTGACAGCGCAAAAAGTTACCAGTATAACAATCACGAATGAGGGAACTGGTTATACTAATTTTCCTACTGTAACAATTTCTGGTGGAGGAGGAAGTGGAGCTACTGCTTCAGTAGTTATTAATAGAACCACAGGAAGAAGAACTATCGAAGAATTTAAAGATTTAGAAATACAATATTATACAGTATTTTATGGTTTGAAGGATAGACGAAATATGAATTCTGCGATCACGCAATATAAATCTGGACATGAAAATAATGGTGCTAGAAATGTAGCATTACCACCTCCAGTTTAATTTTTTTTTCAAAAAGTATTATAAATATAATAAGTATAAACAACTTTAAAGGGATTACAACATGAGTGCTATAATTAACAATAGTTTTAGAAAATTTCAGGCAGATAATTTTATTGCAACTTTTGCTGATGCAACCATCAATCTTTATCTTGCAATTGGAAAAGCATCTCCTTGGAGCGGTGCGAGTCTTTCTGAATATACAGCATCGAGTCCTAGTGATGCTGTTATTCCGGTTCCTATTGATACCACGCAGGGTACTTACACACATTTTAATGATATGATCGCAGCAAAAAAAATTCCTAATACAAGTGTGTCGCACGTTCTTAAAAGAATTGATTGGACTACAGGTACAGTTTATGTTGAATACGATCATTTGCAGGATGATATCATAGATCAAAATTTCTTTGTTTTCACCGAAGAATATCGTGTATATAAATGTATTCATAATAACAATGGTGCTACTTCTACGGTTAAACCAACTGGTGTTTCAACTTCAATTATTGAAACATCAGATAAATATCGTTGGAAATTTATGTTTGAAGTTCAGCAAGCAGATGTTTTAAAATTTGTTACGACAGATTGGATTCCCATGCAAACTTTAACAGCAGATGATACCACGGAACAATGGGATGTTCAACAAGCAGCTGTTGATGGTGCTTTGGAACATATTGACGTAACTGCTGGTGGTTCTGGTTATAGGTCTAACACGGGAACAGCACAGGCAGGTAGTATTTCCACTACTATTGTTTTAGCAACTGGTGCAAATGCAAATGATGATTATTATAATAGTATGACTGTTTATATAGATACAGGTCCGGGTGCAGGAGAATTTAAAACTATTACAGATTATGTTGGTTCGACTAGAACTGCAACCGTATCGGCATGGACAACGATCCCGACTAGTTCAAGTACTTATGAGGTAATGCCTGCTGTGACAATATCAACATCTGAGGGTTCTGGTGCAACAGCAAGAGTATCAGGTGTAACCGGTGGTGTTATTACAAAGGTAAGTATGGTGACAGTAGGGACTTTATATCGTTCTGGTACAGCCACAGTATCAAGTGGTTCTGGTTCAGGATGTACTTTAGTTCCAAAGATCGGTCCTCAAGGTGGACATGGCAAAGATGCTGTTGCAGAATTGGGTGGTGGATATGTAATGATGAACGCAAGATTAGTCGGTGCTGATGGCAGTAATGATTTTCCTGTCGGTGACGATTTTAGAAAAGTACTTTTATTATTAAATCCAAAAGAATCTGGTGGGGCAGTAGCAACAGGATCGACATATGCTCTTTCCGAACTTACGGCAGATGTTGGAACAATAATTTATACAGAGTTTAGAGCACCTATAAATCGTTCAGCTGATTCAACTGAAGATATTAAATTAGTTGTTGAATTTTAGTCTATAAATAATTAAAAAATAAAAAGGTAATTATGTCTAATAATATTACATTAAACACAAATCAAAATCCTTATTTTGATGATTTTGATGAAAATAAAAATTTTCATCAGGTTATGTACAAACCATCTCTGCCAGTACAGGCTAGAGAACTGACTACTCAACAAACTATTCTTAGAGATCAATTAAAAAAATTCGGAGATCATGTATTTCAAAATGGTAGTAAAGTAACTGGTGCAGACCTTCATCTGAATTTAGATTATGAATATGTTAAGTTGAAACCTCAGTACAATGAAGTTGACATTACGGTTGCAAACTTTGCTGGTAAGACAATAGTGGGAAGTAAGTCTGGAACTAAAGCATTAGTGTTGAATACTGTTGCAGTTGATTCTATTACTGGTGATCCTAACACTCTTTATGTAAAATATATTTCAGGTGAATCTGTTACTACAAATGTTCAAGGTATTTCTGTAACCGCTGGTGGTACTGGTTATTCAACGGCACCTATTGTTTTAATTTCTGGTGGTGGAGGAAGTGATGCAGCTGCAACAGCAATTGTTAGTGCTGGTAAAGTTATTGCTATTGATGTTACTAATAAAGGAACAGGATATACTTCAGCACCTACGATTTCATTTTCTGGTGGTGGAGGAACTGGTGCGGCAGCAACTTCAACATTAAATACGAAGGCATCTTTTCTTGCTGCTGAAAGATTGTTTGCAACTGATTTATCTATCTCAGCAGAAGTGGTTGAAGCAACTCCTATTAATCTTCATACAATCAATGTTGTAACAGGTGGTTCTGCATACACAACGGCACCTACTGTTACAATAGCAAACGCACCTGCTGGTGGAACAAATGCAACTGCAACTGCAACAATTACTAATGGTGTGGTTACTTCAATAACTTTAGTTGAACAAGGTGCAGGATACTTAACGGCACCTGCCGTTACCATCGGTGCAGCACCTGCTGGTGGTGTAACTGCAACAGCAACTAGTACTTTGGCAACTGCAACTGGTAAAGGTAGTTCTGTTTCGATAGACGAAGGTGTATTTTATATCAACGGAAACTTTATTAAGATATCAGGACAGACATTAATATTAGACAAGTATAAAAATATACCTTCATATAAAATTGGTATAGCAGTTGCAGAAACAGTTGTGTCATCAGGTGATGATAGTACTCTATTGGATAATGCTACTGGTGCAACAAACTTTGCAGCACCAGGTGCTGACAGATTAAAATTAGCATTGACTGTTGCGAAGAAAACTCTCACATCGACAGATGATACTGATTTCTTTGAATTGTTAAGAATGAATAAAGGCATAAAAGAAAAAGATATTAATGTCCCTGTTTATTCTGTTTTAGAAGAAACATTCGCAAGAAGGACTTATGACGAATCAGGTAGTTATACTGTAAGAGCATTCAACATTCAGTTAAAAGACCATGATTCTGATAGTACAAAATTTGTAGCAAGACTTGATCCTGGGAAAGCATATATTGAAGGTGTAGAATTTGAAACACTTATTTCAACTGATGTTGTATTAGATAGGGCAAGGGAAACAGCACAAGTAAATAACTTTGATCGTTTAATGCAGTATGGTAATTATGTTATAGTTAAAGATTTAAAAGGTTTATTTAATATAACAACTCATGCCACAGTTGATTTACATGATACTGCTCATGCAAGTTTAACCTTGACCAATCCTACCACTTACGCAAGTACTAAGGTCGGAACAGCTAAAGTAAGAAATCTTCTTCATAGGTCTGGTGATACTACAAGCATGTTGAGTGATATGTATTTGTATGATGTTACGATAACAAGTACGACTAAAACATTTGCAGATGTCGAATCTGTTATTATTCCAGAAGATCCGTTGTCAGGTACAGTTGCACTTAATGCTAAAGCAAATATTGATAACCTTAGTAAAGTCGGTGGTGGTGCAAGTGGTGATGCAAAACTTTTAGAAACACAAAATAATAGTTTAATATTTAAACTTTCTCAAGATGTGGTAAATACCATTCGAGATGAAAATAGTGTTTGTGACACAAGTTATGATATCAAAAGAGTTTTTACAAATGTTTCGTTTTCATCAGGTGCTGCTACTCTTACAAGTGGTGGAACAACTGAAACATTTAAAGGTGATAACACAGATACAAGTGATTCAAATAAAAGTAAATTTTATCTTGCCACTTGTACCGTTGCCGGAGGATCATACTCCGTTGGTGACATTATTTCTTTTAATGGTTCAGGACAGTCAATAGTGGTGAATGGTCCTTCTAATACCACAGTAACATTGAATGATGGTACTTCTAATTCTTTCTCGGCAGATATTATTGCAGAAATGAATATTGATAGTAAATTTGAAAAAACAAAAACTCTTTCAAAGAATGAAACTTTAACCATCAATTCACCAAACACTACTGTATTATCTTCTGACTCATTGAATAAATCAGATATTTATTCTTTAAACGCAGTATATGGTTCTGCAAATACAAGTACTAATCCTGTACTTCCTACATTAACAGTTGGTAGTACTTCCGACGATTTAGCAGTTGGTGAAATAATTACTGGTGTAACATCAGGTGCTACTGGTAAAGTTATTGCTGGTACGGCTGGAACTACTAGTGTCACTTATATTCCTGTCACAGGAACTTTTGTTGCAGAAAATGTTACAGGGGCAACTTCAGGGTTTACTAAAGTTGTATCTGCTGTTATTGTTGGTGATACTAATATGACTTCAAAATATGAATTAGATACTGGTCAACGTGATAATTTTTACGATCACGGTTCTATTAAATTGAAGTCTGGACAATCAGCACCTGGTGGTAGAATTACTGCTGTCTTTGATTTCTTTGTGCATACTGGTGTTGGTTATCTTTCAGTTGATTCCTATACTTCAGCAGTTGGTTTTGATAATGTACCAAGTTATACTAGTCCCACAACTGGTGAAGGAGTTGAATTAAGAGATTGTATAGATTACAGACCTCGAAGAACTGATGGTGCAGCCACCATTGCTAACATCGAACTACCTGTACCAAATTCAAATTGGCAAGCAGATTATAGTTATTATCTTCCAAGAGTAGATACAGTTTATTTAAGTAGAGAAAAGAAATTTGGTTCTAATACTGGTGTTTCTTCTTTGAGGAGTATGCAACCATCAAGACTTGATGGGACAATGGATTTATTTAAACTTGAAATTCCTGCATATACTTTTAAACCATCGGATATCACATCAAAGTATATTGAGAATAAAAATTATACAATGCGTGATATTGGTAAGTTGGAAAAACGTATTAATAATTTAGAATACTATACTTCATTATCATTATTGGAAACAGATACAGAAAAATTAGTTATTAAAGATGCTAATGGTTTAGACAGATTTAAAAATGGAATTTTAGTTGATGGATTTAGTGGGCATAGTATTGGCAATGTTTTAAGTCCTGATTATAAATGTGCAATTGATTTTGATGAAAAAATTTTACGGCCGACTTTTAATTCAAATATGACTGATGTTGTGTTTGATTCTTCTGCTTCTACTGGTGTACAAAAAACTGGTGACTGTATTACACTACCATATAGTACGGAAGTTTTGATTAACCAGACTGTTGCAAGTAAAGCAGTCAATGTAAATCCATATGCAATATTAGCATGGATTGGTGTAGTTGACTTAAACCCACCAAATGATAACTGGATTGACACTACAACGGCACCAGAGGTTATTGTAAATTTACAAGGTGAAAATGATGCCTGGGAGAGTCTAGTAGGATTAGCATTCGGTACGCAGTTTAATGATTGGGAAACAATCGTCACGGGTAGAGAGACGGTATTGGCACAAGAAGAAATAGGACGTAGAGGACGTAGGCGAATAGAAATACTTGGCCGTCAAACAGTTGAACGTGAAATAACACAAACCCGTCAAGGTATTCGTAATGAAATTACTGGTGTTGATACAGTAAGGAATAGTATTGGTGATAGAGTTGTTGATGTTTCTGTTATACCATTTATTCGTTCAAGAGATATTATTATTAATGTAACAGGTATGAAACCAAATACATTAGTGTATGCTTTCTTTGATGGTGAATCTGTTTCAGCACATTGTACACCTTCTGGGGGTTCTTTGGCAGATGCAATTTACACAGATGATTCCGGATCTATCAGTAATTTAACTTTCAATATTCCCAATAGTGATACTTTACGATTTAGAACAGGTGAACGACAATTCTTATTATGTGATAATACTGCTGGTGATTTAGTTGCTGCATCGACATATGCAGAGGTAGTTTATCAGGCACAAGGGTTATTGCAGACTAGAGAAAATGTTGTTGTATCTTCAAGAGTTCCAAGAGTACAACAGTTCGCAATGGGTAGTGCAACAGAATTTAGAACAACAACAGAAATATTTGAAAGAACAGCAACGATTGGATTTATTGATCCTCTGGCACAAACATTTTTGGTTGATCCTGTTTTGTATCCTGATGGTGTATTTATTTCTGCTGTTGATTTATATTTTAAATCAAAAGACACAGATGGTTTACCAGTAACATTACAGATTAGAGATACCTTGAATGGTTATCCTGCAAAAACAATTTTACCATTTTCTGATGTTGCAAAATTTCCTGCTGATATTACTGTTAGTGAAGATGCCTCAGAAGCTACTACTTTTACATTTCCATCATTAGTTTATATGGCACCGGGTGAATATTCTATTGTTGTGTTAAGTAATAGTTTGAAGTATGAAGCATGGATAGCAGAGATGGGTGAAAATATTATTGGAACAACTAGAAAAGTTTCTGAGCAACCTTATGCTGGTGTATTTTTTAAATCACAAAACGCATCAACATGGACACCAGATCAAAATCAAGATTTGACATTTAGAATACATAAAGCAAATTTTACTATTGGTGCAACTGCCAATGCTATTTTTAAAGATGGAACATCTGCGGCAGAGTACAAAGCAGATATTATTCATCTTACTCCTGCAGAGGTTAGATTAAATAAAACAAACATATCATGGGGTGTGAAACTAACGGGTAATTCAAGTGGTACTTTGGACACAGCATATCAATCTGTCATACAGAATACTAATTTTATTCTTGATGCACAAAAGAAGATTACCACTTCTGCTGGTAGTTATGATTCAAGAGCACAATTTTCTTCAGCGAGTACACACATTAGTCCTGTTATTGATAGTAACAGAAATGGTGTTATTACTATTGAAAATGTTGTTAATGATTTAGCTACCGATGAAACAAATAGTGCTGGTGGTAATGCAACAGCAAGATATATTTCAAGACGGGTAAATTTAAAAGACGGATTTGATGCAGGAGACCTTCGAGTACATTTAACAGCAAATAGACAAGCAGGTACTTCTATAAAAGTTTATTATAAAGTACTATCACAATTTGATACTGAAATATTTGACAATAGACCATGGGTATTAATGAGTGAAGGATCAGCTGATACAAACACTATTTCTAAATCAGAGGATTCAACAGAATACATAGAACTTGAGTTTGACCCTAGTACTGCTACTACTTCATACACTACTAGTAGTGTTGCATATCCAACTTTTAAAACCTTTGCTATTAAGATTGTAATGAATTCTAGTAGTACTACTAAAGTTCCATTAATAAAAGATTTAAGAGTTATTGCATTGGCGTCATAATATGAAAACAGTAGAAATAAAAGAAACAAAATATGTTCGTGATTTAGATTCTAAGGCTATTCTTAATACAAATATCAATGCCTTGGAACAATATAAGATGGAGAAAAAAAGATTAGAAGATGAAAAAAACGATATAAATAATATGAAGAAAGATATTGCCGAACTTAAAGAAATGATTGCACAACTATTAGGAAAACAAAATGGCTAAAATCGTACAAAGACGAAGAGGTACTACAGCACAACATTCTTCATTCACGGGGGATATTGGAGAAATAACGGTTGATCTTACTGATAAAACATTGCGGGTACATGATGGCAGCACAGTTACAGGAGTACCACTTGCAAAAGCAGATATGACTAATGTTGCTAATAAAGTTGGTGTTACACAACTTGCACTTAGTGATGGAACGAACGGACAGGTATTAATGACTAATGGTTCTGGTACTCTTTCCTTTACTAGTCAACCTGTAATTCCATCTCTAGCAATGGGTGGTGATTTAACGGGTACTGTTAGTAATGCACAGTTAGCTGCAAATGTTGTAACTGGAACAGAGTTAGCAAATAATGCTGTAGCGACAACACACATAACGGATGCAAATGTTACTCTAGCAAAATTAGCAACCAATTCAGTTGGTACTACACAATTAGTTGCAACGTCTGTTACTGAAGCAAAATTGGGTGCGGCAGCAGTAACAGAAGCAAAGTTAGCAACCAATTCAGTATCTACTGTAAAGATTGTTGATTTAAATGTAACAACAGCAAAGATAGCTGCCAATGCAATTGATGGAACTAAGATAGCTATGGGTAGTGATGCACAAGGTGATCTCCTGTATTATAATGGTACTGATTATGTTCGACTTGCTGCAGGATCATCAGGACAAGTTTTACAATCAGGAGGTGCAGGTGCAAATCCAAGTTGGGCAGTCTTGGCAACAACTCCATATGATATATCTTTTATTGCAGGTTATGATAGTGCTACTGTACAAGATGATCTTGTAGTACAAACATATGGTGAAATGGTTCTTGCAAGAACTGGAACAATTGAGGGAGAGGTTGGATATATAGATACTGCGTCTGCTAATCAAGCAGTAATAGTTGATGTACTAAAAAACAATACATCAATTTATTCAACTAAACCACAGTATGCGCATACTGCAAATGTTATGACTGCTGGTACTCGTTCAGTAACAACATTTGCATCTGGTGATAGATTAACTTTTAAAGTCACACAGATTGGTACAGGAACGGTTGGCAAAGGTGTAAGATTCATGTTAAAATGTAAGGCATAAAATATGGCATTTGTTAATAGTCAAAGACACACAGGAGTTGTAGGATTAATAGAACCTGCAACCATTGGTGGAACTGAAACTTCTTATGGTGCTTTTAAAATTCATACTTTTCTTTCTTCAGGAACTTTTGAATATCGTGGAAGTGGTGATATACAAGTAGATTTTTTAGCTGTTGGTGGTGGAGGTGGAGGTGGAAGTCAAGGTGCTGGTGGTGCAGGTGGTTTTGTCGAAACAACAAGTTTTACAATACAACCCGGAATTTGTAATGTTGTAGTTGGTGCTGGTGGAGCAGGGAATACGTCTGGTTCAAACGCAACTTCACCTGGTGGTAGTTCTATTACAGGTTTAAATGATATTTCTATTGGTTCGGGAGCAACAACTGCTATAGGTGGAGGACATATTCATACTACACCTGCAGGACTATCAAGAGGTGAAGGTGGTTCTGGTTCTGGTGGTGGACATTCTGGAAGTGGTTCTGCTGGTGGACCTGGCACAACGGGACAAGGAAACAATGGTGGTTCTGGTGCTAGTTGTGGTGCTGTCTCTGGAGGAGGAGGTGGAGGTGGTGCTGGTCAAGTTGGTGGTAATGCACCTGGGTTTGGTGGTTGTGGTAGTTGTGGAGGTTGTACTGGAGGTGGTTCGGGTGCTGGCGGTGATGGTTTATCAAGTACGTTTAGAGCAAATACTGCTGTCTTTTATGCAGGAGGTGGTGGAGGTGGCGGTGGTAATGTAAGTGGTAATGGTGGAGAATCTCCTGGAGGAAATGGTGGAGGTGGTGATCCTCACTCAACTGTTGCGGGTGCTTCTGGGGAAGAAAATACTGGTGGTGGTGGTCATGGTTCAGGAAGTGGTTCCTCAGTTGGTAATGGTGGAAAGGGAATAGTTATTATTCGCGCACCATTAAATTTATAGGAGTAAATAATGGCACATTTTGCAAAAGTTGTAAATGATAAAGTTGTTGAGGTTATTGTAGCCAGTCAAGAATTTATAGATAAATATGATGATGGTTTAAATGATGGTGGTGAGTGGATTCAAACTTCTTTTAATTCAAAAGGTGGAAAACATTTTGATGGTAAAACTGGATTGGAAGATAGTAAACCACATTTAAGATATAATTATGCAGGAATTGGTTTTTCATACAATAGAGAAAAAGATGCTTTTATTCCTCCAAAACCATATGAAAGTTTTGTATTAAATGAAACTACTATGAGATGGGAACCCCCTATTCCATATCCACAAGGTTTGGTTGGAGGCCCACAAAGATTTGCTTGGGTTGAAGAACATTATCAGGAGCATGGCACATGGTTTGATAGACATGAGGAACCTAATTCATTATCATATCATAATCCAAATTCAAAATACTATGACCCAAGTATACCAAAATATGAGGATCCGGATTATCCATTTAATGATATAATGACGGAATGGTAATGGAAACACAGGCAGAACGTGAAAAGAAAATGACATGGCAAGAGATTCGTGATGAATCTATAGGTAGAATAAAAGAAACTTATGATGCCGTTACAAGTGGTTATATAGAAAAAGAAATACAAGAAGAAAGATATGAAATTTGTGAAGGTTGCACAGAGTTTATAAAACTTTTAAGATTATGTAATGTATGTAAATGTTATATGCCAGTAAAAACATTATATAATAAATCTAAATGTCCTAAGGGTTATTGGAACAAATAAAAATATGATAGGAAAACAAAATGGCTAAACTAGTTCAAAGACGAAGAGGTACTACAGCACAACATTCTGCGTTCACTGGGGCTATCGGGGAAATAACGCATAATACCACTAAACATACGCTGGTCATACATGATGGCACAACAGCAGGTGGACATGAACTTGCAAGAAAAGATTTAAGTAATGTTAGTTTAGTAAATTTAATAAGTGTTACTGAATTAAAAACATCGGATGGTTCTGACGGACAGGTATTAACTACGGATGGTTCTGGTAATGTTACATTCCGTACAGTTAATGTTGCAGGAACAGCAGTTGGTGGAGATTTAACGGGTACTGTATCAAACGCACAGATTGCTGCTAACAAAGTTGGTATTGCAGAGTTAGATGTTGCTGATGGAACAAACGGACAATTTCTTATCACGAATGGTTCAGGTACATTGTCTTTTGCAAGTGCTGGTGCAATTACTTTGGGTGGAGATTTATCTGGTACTACAACCAATGCACAATTAGCTGCAGGTGTTGTGACTGCTACTGAATTAGCAACCAATGCAGTAACGACAGTAAAAATTACAGACGCAAATGTAACAGCAGCGAAACTAGCAACCAATGCAGTAACGACAATAAAAATTACAGACGCAAATGTAACGACAGCAAAGATTGCTGATAATGCAATTACGGATTCTAAAATGGCTGATGATGCAATTGGTCTTGCAGAATTAAGTGCAACAGGAACTGCATCGACATCATCTTTTTTAAGAGGCGATAACGCGTGGAGTACAGATGGTTCTGGTTTACTAAATTTACCATATGATATTGCTTTTAATGCTGGATTTGATGCAGATATGGTAAAAGAAGATATTGCTGTTGCAACGTATGGTGAATTAGTTATGGCACGAGCAGGAACATTTCTTGGTGAAAGTGGTTATATAGATACTGCAGCAACAGGTGCAACTGCCATTGTAGATGTATTAAAAAATGGAACAACTATTTATTCTACGAAACCAACATTTGCCATTGCTTCAGCAACAGCAGCTGCAGGTGTTCTTTCAGTAACATCATTTGCTGCTGGTGATAGAATCACTTTTAAAGTAACACAAAAAGGTTCAACAGAACCTGGTGAAGGATTACGTTTCACATTAAAATGTAAAGCATAGGGAGAAAATATATTATGCCTTTTTTATATGCACCCCATCAAATAGGAAGAAGAAAAGCACCATTTAAATGTGAGGGTGGTACAGAGACAACTGTTGGTAATACTAAAGTACATACTTTTTTGAGTACTGGAACTTTTACAGTTGTTAGTGGTACTGGACAGATTGATTGTTTAGTTGTTGCTGGTGGAGGTGGTAATCCTAATGTTAATTATAATTATGGTGCTGGTGCTGGTGGTATGGTTGTACAAAATGGTGTTACTGTAGCTAAAGGTGCTTTTACTGTAACAATTGGTGCTGGTGGTAACGCACATCCAGACGGTAGTGGTACTAATTCTAGTATAGTTGATTCAAGTAGTAATTCTATAACTACCAATGCTGTTGGTGGTGGAGGAGGAAACGCACAAAGTGCCGCATCTCATAGTGGTGGTTCTGGTGCTGGAGGTTTAGACGGTACTGTTGGTGAAGGTACTGCGGGACAAGGAAATGATGGTGGCAATGGAGCACGTTCAAACGAAGGAGCAGCATTAGGTGGAGGTGGTGGTGCAGGTGCAGTCGGTGGTGCTGCTAGTCCTCCTCCAAGAAGAAATCCTGGTGTCCCGGCAGGTGGTGCTGGTGGTGTTGGATTAGAAAATAATTATCGAACTGGAACAAATATTTTTTATGCAGGGGGTGGTGCTGGTAATGCAAGTTCGGAAGGACAGTTCTATGCTTATGATCCTCCTGCATTGGGTGGTGGTGGTTCTGGTGCTGGAGCAGCAGGTGCTGGTGGAGCTAATTTAGGTGGAGGTGGTGCAGGTGGTAATGGAGGAAGTGGAATAGTGGTGATAAGGTACAATCCCGATCAGTAACATAAAATAAAAAATTATGAATTCTACATTATGTGATGAAAATAAAATATTTCCATTTTTAATTATTGATGATTTTTATGACAGTCAAGAAGAAAAACAAATTTGGACTGAATTAGAATTATTACATCCATTGTTAAAAGATGAAGATGGTAAAACTGGAAACATAGCAGTTGATCTTGATGGAAACAAAAAAGGTGAAGCTTCAAGATTATATCTTGATGTTTTTTATAAAGATAACAGAGAACAATCAAGTATTTTAAATCTTTATAAAAAAATAATATCTGAGGATGTTATAAATTTATATAGTCCTATTCCATCTTGGGTTACGTTCAAAGCAAGTAACAATGATACGTCACAAATTAGTTATTATGAAAACAAAGGATATTATGGTGAACATTTTGATTTGTATATGCA